ATTAAGTGGATTTACAAACGGACACATTGACGAAGTAGCTTTTTTTAATACTAACCAAAGCGCAAATATTAGTGCAATTTATAATAGCGGAACACCTACGGATTTATCAAGTTATTCTCCTTTAGGATGGTTTAGAATGGGTGACAATTCTCCTGTATGGAATGGTTCTACTTGGACTATGACAAGCGTAGGAAGCCAAACAAATACTGCTATAAGTGCAAATATGTTAGAAGCTTCAAGAACAACAGATGTACCAACATAAAAAATAAAAAAAAATGAGTTTCAAAATAGCAGACGTATACGCAACAATTAACATTGCAGATTTACCATTAATAGATTTTTCACAGATAGGAGAAACTGACGAAAACACGATTAGAAAAAGTTTAGACTTATCGGAGTTTATAATTAAGTATAATGCTTTGCCTAGTTTTATAGTAGATGGATCAGTAGTGCCTTTACAGATAATGACACACGATGAAGCTTTAGTGCTTATGAATACTTTTGCTTGGTCTGAAGACATCGACGATTTGGAAAGTCAGAATCAAATAAATGAGGATGTAAACAACAAAACAAAAAACACTTAAAACAATGCATACAAATATACTAGCGGTTCTTTATTTTCTTAGCGGTTATTCTTCTGCCTTTTTTATGGTAATAGCTACGGAATATCACGTAAAGGCTTTTGGTGTATTTCTATTAATTTATCTAACTTACCAACTGGTTCAACAACTTGAAGAATGAAAACGCAGTTACTACTTCTGACAACTAAACTACAAACCTACGCAATTCAACTAATGGCTATTGTATCTTCTTTCTTTTTGCCTATTAGTGGCATTTTAATTTTAATCGGTGTTTCTGTAATTCTTGACACAATCACAGGAGTATGGAAATCATACAAACTGAAAACCAAAGTAACAAGCAGAAAACTAAGTGCAGTTATTTCTAAGATTCTACTTTATGAGGTTACAGTAATGCTTTTCTATTTGATAGATTACTACATTTTAAACGATATAGTGTTAACATTTTTTAGTGTTTCCTTGTTGACTACTAAAATACTTGCATTAGTTTTAGTATCTATTGAAGTAATCAGTATAAACGAAAATGTAAAAAAAGTAAAAGGTTTGGATATTTGGTCTTCATTAAAAAACCTGTTTGCTAGAGCAAAAGAAGTAACCCAAGACTTCAAAGACATAAACAAAAATGAGTAGATTCGAAATCTATTTGTTTTTCTTGCTTGCTTGTCTATGGGTTTTTAGTATTCATAAGATAACTAAACAATGAGAAAAATAGATAAAATTATAATCCATTGCAGCGCAACACCAGAAGACAGAGAAGTAAGCGTAAAAACTATTCGGAAATGGCATTTACAAAGGAGGTTTTCAGACATCGGTTACCATTACGTTATACAGCTTGATGGAAAAATATCTAACGGAAGACCAATAGAAAAAAACGGAGCGCATTGTTCATATAATAATATCGGCAGCATAGGCATTTGTTACGTTGGAGGAATGGACAAGGATATGAAGAAATCTAAAGACACAAGAACACAGGCGCAAAAGAATTCACTTATAAAGCTTATGCACGAATTAATCTACAAGTATAATAAGGATATGACAATTCACGGACACAACGAATTTGCAAACAAAGCTTGTCCAAGTTTTAACGTACAAGAAGAATATGCGAATTTATAGCCTTATCTTCGTTCTAACGCTATTTAGTTGTTCTGCGAAGTATCACTATAGGAAAGCATTAAAGAAAGGCTTAGAAGTGATTAAAACGCAAGACACGATTCGAATCACAACTTTAGATTCAATTCCTATAATTCACCACGACACAATAGTATACGAACATTTCTATTCTAGTAAAGATACCGTAATAATTTACGACAATATTTACGTTCCCAAGACAAGGTTAGAAACACGAATAGAATATAAAATAATAAGAGATACAATACGCCAAACTAAAGTAATAGAAAAGGCAAAAGCAAAAGCAAGTAAACAACCTAACTACTTGCTATGGATCTTTCTTATTGTTCTTGTTTTAGCAGGTTCACAAATACTTAAAAAATTCCTATGAATAAAAGATATAGACTAACGGCAGACGAACAAGAAATGCTTTTTAAGTACAGAGGTGTAAAGGCAGCATCCGAACAAGCAGGAGTAGATATTGAAAGCGTAAAGCACGGATGGCTAAAAACCAAAGAAGCAAGTTTATTTTTTAAAAATCCACTACATAAAGACGAAGAAGAAAACAAAATAGAAGAACTAAGTAAAAAGCTTATAGAAGACTTAAAGCAATTTGCGCCTGTTTATCCTACGTTAAAACGAACCAAAGAAACAAAAGAACATTTATTAGTAATTGATCCTGCCGACATTCACATAGGCAAACTAGCAGATAGTTTTGAAACAGGCGAAGACTACAACAACCAAATAGCCGTTAAACGTGTCAAAGAAGGCGTACAAGGCATTTTAAACAAAGCGCAAGGCTTTCCCATAGATAAAATTTTATTCATCGGTGGAAACGATATTTTACATATTGACACACCACACCGAACTACGACAGGAGGAACGCCACAAGATACCGATGGTATGTGGTACAGTAATTTCTTAATAGCTAAACAACTTTATGTTGATATATTGCTTCAACTTATTGCAATAGCACCTGTACATTTTACTTTTAATCCTAGTAATCACGATTATCAAAGCGGTTTTTTCCTTGCAGACGTGATACAAACATATTTCAGAAACAATAAAGAAATAACTTTTGACTGTTCAATAGCACACCGTAAAGCCTATTCTTACGGAAAGAATCTTATAGGCACAACGCACGGAGATGGCGCAAAGAAACAAGACTTGCCTTTGCTTATGGCTACGGAATTTCCTAAATATTGGGCAGAAACTAAGCACAGATACATTTACACGCATCACGTTCACCACAAATCAAGCACCGATTTCTGCGGAATTACTATAGAATCTTTGCGTTCGCCATCGGGAACTGATTCTTGGCATCATAAAAAAGGCTTCCAACACGCACCAAAAGCCGTTGAAGGCTTTATCCATCACCGTGAAAACGGACAAATAGCAAGACTTACGCATTTATTTTAAAGTTTTTTTGTTGATAATGTAACTTTTATTGTTGATAAGTAGTAAATAGTTGTATATTTGTGTATACAATTTAAATAACACACTTAAACAACACAAAATGAAAACTGCAAAAATTAATAAACTACTGAACAAAATTGAAGATTTAAAATTAGAATTGGAAAATACAATGGATGATATTTTAAATGAACGAGAAGAAAAATTTGATGACCGTTCTGAGAAATGGCAAGAATCAGAAAAGGCAGATGAATTTACAGAGTTGTCAGATGAGATTGAAAGCATTAAAGATGACGCTTTATTTTCAATTGAAGAAGCAATTTCTAGAATTGAAGAAATTACAGAACTTTAAATTAACACTTATGAACAGACAGGAAAAATTAGAATTACTTATTGAAATTGACGAAGCAGTACAATACTTTGAAAGAAAGATTGATGCAGATGCTTGGTCTAATGAATTTGGTGCAGGATTAGAGTTTAAATCTATACGCAACAAAAACACGAATAACATACACACTTATAAAAAGTGCATAGATAGACTTAACGAAAGATTCACTAAACAACTTAACACACTTAAATAAATAGATATGGATAAGAAAGAATTTATACAAGACTTAATAGTTTTTATTGTAGGCATCACAGGATTAATTTTAATAGGAATTTTAACATCTATAATATTATGAAACCAGAGATAGAAATATACGATAACCAAGACGAAATAGTAGAATTTGGCGTAGGCGATACCTGCTTTCGTGTTTGCATAGAAACGGAAAACTACTGGGTAGATCAACCTGTAGGATTTAACGGATTCACGGATGAAATACAATACGAAGAACACAGAGAAACTTGTACTTTTGTAAGGATAGACACTTTAGAAATTGAAGGCGAACTTCTTTATACACTCGAAGAAATATGCGGAGAACTAGAAAGAATATTAAACCTATAAACCAAATTAAAGAAGATGACACAAGAAATATTTAAAAAAGAATGGTGGGATAAATTCGACAATAGTCTATATTTTGACTACCTACTAAACAGAGAAGAAATGCTAAACACTTATAGAGTAACATACAAAACGTATAAAGGCAGCGACACAAGCGCACCTGTAAGCTATGCGATAAAATACATTAAAGCTCAGGATCAATACGATGCTAAGAAAGCTTTTGGTTTATGGGAAGGCTTAATAATTAAAATAGAAATGATATGAAACTAATCGAACAAATTTACTGCACACTAATAACTTGGATATATGGTAGACTTAATTAAAAAAATAATACAGAAAGACGAACTAGATAAAAAATGCCGAAAAGTAACAACTGTAAACAAAAGAATATTTCTTTTTAATGCATTAAGAAACCGAGGTTTAACACTTTATCAAATCGCAGAAATGTTTAAAATGAATCATTCAACTATTATACACGGAATAAAAAGGTATAATGAATTTACTGCTGCGCTAGATGTTTCACTAAAATTAGATACGGAAGCATACAGGCAAATCCTAGAAAATGCGCCACAACAAAAATATAGTTTAGAAAAAGATATTTTAGAAGCGGAAACAATGCAAGAATTAAGAACAATTAAAAGAAGACTTTATAACGATTTATATTAATAACTATGGAAATCAAAGAAGAATTTAAAAATTTAATACCTGCACTAAGTGTAGAAGAATATGCGCAGCTTGAAGCAAATATATTAGAAGAAGGAATAAGAGAACCTATAATAACTTGGAACGGATTTATAATTGACGGCCACAACAGGTTTAGTATAGCGCAACGTTTCGACTTGGAGTATAAAACTACAAGCAAGTATTTTAGTAGTGAAGAAAGCGTAAAAGAATGGATGATATTAAACCAATTCGGAAGACGTAATTTAAGTAACTATCAACGTAGTGTTTTAGCTTTAGAACTTGAAGAAGTGTTTAGTAAAAAAGCAAAGGAAAATATAGTGATTGAAAATAAAAACAGAAGTACCGATTCGGCAAAATTGCCAAAACGGGATTCTGTCGATACACGAAAAGAACTTTCTAAAGTTGCACAAGTTGGAGAAAGAACTTTAGGAATGGTTAAAACCATACAAGAGAAAGCACCAGAAGAAGTAAAAGCAAAACTTGCAACTGGCGAAGTAAGTATAAACGCTGCTTACAAAGAAATAAAAAAAGAAGAAAAGAAAGAGGAAAAAATACAAGAACGTAAAAAGTTAGCAGAAGAAGGCGCAAAAAAGGAAATAGAAATAGACTTTAGACTTGGAGATTTTGAAGAAATATTTGCAGACTTACCAGATGGTAGTATAGATTGTATTATTACAGATCCACCTTATCCTTATGAATTTATAGAAGTATGGACAAAACTTTCACGCTTTGCAAAAAGAGTATTAAAACCAAACGGTTATTGTATTGCATATAGTGGACAAATGTATTTGCCAGAAGTAATGCAAAGAATGAGTGAACATTTAGATTACTATTGGACTTTTGCAGTTTACCACGAAGGTCAAACTCAAATAGTTAATGGAATAAATTTAATGTGTAGATGGAAGCCTGTATTAATATTTCAAAATGGCAAAAAAAAAATAGAGAATACTTTTCAAGATTATTTTATTTCAGAGAATAGAGAAAAAAACGGCCACGACTGGCAACAAAGTAAAAGTGGAGTTGGTTATTTAATAGAAATGTTTACCAAACCAATGGATAAAATTTTAGATCCATTTGCAGGAAGTGGAACTACTATAATAGCAGCAATAGAAAAGAAAAGAAAAGTTTTAGCAGCAGAAATTAACGAAAATACTTATAACATAGCAAAAGCATTATTATGACAAGACCAGAACAAACAGGAAATAGAGAACACGATTTGTTTTTTAGTAAATGGATAAGAAAAAAATTACCAGATAGTTACACAGGTTACAGGTGTTATGATATTGATTTTGTTTTATGGCATAAAGAATTAAAGCAAATAATGTTTATAGAATTAAAAAGCTACAATAAACAAGTTAAATCAGATCAGTATTTGATATTATCAAAATTGGATAAATGGATAAAAAAAGGAATAGATGAAGACTGGACTTATAAAGGTTTACATTTAATAGAATTTGAACAATTTAATTTTGAAAATGGAAAAGTATTTTTAAACAGAGAAGAAATTACTGAAGAAGAATTAATTGAATTTTTAACTTTTTAATTATATTTGTGGAGTTGGTAGGACAATCAAGAATTTTAAGTGTTACGTTAGTAAGTGTTCCTACCCACCGAAAGCGTAGCACTTTTTTTTATCAATAAATTATGGCAGAAAACAAAAAAGGCTTTTTACTTTATTGTGATTTAATTCATACGGTGGAAAAGTTAGACGATGAACAAGCAGGAAAGCTATTTAAACACGTTTTAGAGTACGTTAACGACTTGAATCCTATTACTGAAGACTTACTAACACAAGTATGCTTTGAACCAATTAAACAAAGTTTAAAACGTGACTTAAAGAAATGGGAAAAACAACACGAACAACGAATAGCAGCAGGAAAGAAAAGCGCACAGGTTCGTAAACAGAATTCAACGCTCGTTAACGCTCGTTCAATTTCGTCTACTGTAAGTGGTAGTGTAAGTGTAAGTGTAAAAGAGAAAGATATATATAGGAGCTTCGCTCATTTGTCTATGTCTTTAACAGAATTTAACAAGTTAGAAATAGAATACACTAAACAACAAATAGACGAAGTGATAGATTCAATTCAGAACTTTGCAAATAACAAGAAATACAAATCATTATATTTGACTGCAAAGAATTGGCTTAAGAAACTGCCTAAAGAAGAAGAAGATAAATTAACAACAAAAGCAAAAAGGTTAGGATATGCTTAAAAAAGGACAACAAACAAAATACTTACTTGATTACAGAGATGGCAAAATCAAACAAGGTTTAGAGATAGGATGCGAACTAGACAAGAACATAGTTTTTAAACCTAAACAACTAAACATAATTCTAGGACACGATAACGTTGGAAAATCGTACTTCGTCTTTTGGTACTTTTTAACACTTGCACTTAAACACGAATTAAAGTTTTGCTTATGGGCAGGAGAAAATAGCTACGGGCAGATACTTCGTGATATGATTCAGATGTATACAGGTAAACCATATAAGACTTTAAGCCATACGGAAATAAGAAACACGGCTACGTTCTTAGAGCAATACTTTGATTTTATAGACAATTCCAAACTATATAAGCCACACGAACTTTTAGAGTTGTTTAGGCAATCGGATGCGGATGCCTGTTTGATAGACCCATATACAGGATTAGATAGAAAAATGGGTTACGAAGGCAACTACGAATTCTTGAATATGGCTAGGCAGTTTGTAAACGAAACAGGCAAGACCATTTATATGAATACGCATCCAACAAGTGAAAGCGGCAGAGGTGGAAATATATTTCCTACAGGTCATAATTGGGCAGGACATTTAAAGCCACCAATGGCAGCGCACATCGAAGGCGGCAAAAGTTTTTTGAATCGATGCGATGACTTCATAACTATCCATAGGCTAGTAAAACACGAATCTATGAAATATGTAACTTTGATTTCAGTAGACAAAATAAAAGACACAGATACAGGAGGACAACAAACCTTGTTAGAAGATTATATATTTTGTGAATTTAACAGAGGATTAGGATTTGAAATAGGCGGAGTAAATCCATTAAAAAAATTAAGATGAACACACTAGAAATACTTAAAGCAAAAATCAACTTAAAAACTACGGTTCTAAAGTTTAGAATTTCAATAGAAGAACTTGAAGAAAAACACGGACACAGAAAAGACTTAATAAATTCAATGAAAGAAAGCTTAAACGACTTAGAACATTTTCATTCTGTATTTAGTCAATTTGAAGATGAATACTATTTAGAATGTAAAGCAAACCTGCGCCATCAAATTATCATTGCAGAACAGAAACACGAAATAGACAAACTAAACAAATTAGTAACCAATTTACACGAAGGAATATGAAATGTCCACAATGTAGCCATACTTTAAATTGGAATGAAAACGAAGAATTTGAAGACTTTGACTTAATAGGTACAGGCGTAATAATGAATATGAACTGCATAAACACAAAATGCAGCGCAGAAGATGTTTACATTTTTATTCCAGACTGATGAATTTATTAGAATTACACGCAGGAAGTAGATCGATAGGCAAAGCAGCCGAAAGTTTAGGCATTAATGTATTTAGTGTTGATTGGACTAAATATGATAATATTGATTTAGTAGCAGATATAGAACATTTAACAAAAAAAGATATTCCTTTTATTCCTGACATCGTTTGGTCATCACCTGACTGCACAACTTATTCAATAGCTGCTATCAGCCATCATAGGCACGAACATACATTACTAGCTAAAAGCGACTACGCAAATAAATGCGATAGATTAAACAGTAATATGATTTCATTGATTCAAGAATATTTAGAAATTAATCCAAGCTTAAAATATTTTATTGAAAATCCTAGAGGCGCATATAGAAAAATGCCTTTTATTAATTTTAGTGATCGGGCAACGGTTTGGTATTGTCGTTACGGAGATAGCCGAGCAAAGCCTACAGATATATTTACAAACCATCTAAATACGATGTTTAATGCTGAAGGTTGGAAGCCAAGGCCAATTTGCTTTAATGGAAATAAACATTGCCATCACGAAGAAGCACCACGGGGAAGCAAAACAGGAACACAAGGAAAAAAAGGAAGTTACGAAAGAAGTAAAATTCCGAAAGAACTTTGTTTAGAAATATTAAAAAGCTGCATAGATGCCTAGATGTAAAAACTGCAAAGACAAATACGAAGCAAAGCACTTTAATCAAAAATATTGCTTCAAAAGTGAATGCGTTAAAGTATGGATAGAAACTGCAAAGGTTAAGAATTGGAAGAAAGAAAAAAAAGAACTAAAAGAAGAAATGGAAACGGTGCAAAGCTTAACTAAAAAAGCACAGACTTATTTTAATTCGTTTATTCGTAAGCGTGATCATAACCAACCTTGCATAAGTTGCGAGAATCCACTAACAGGCAAATTTGACGCAGGACATTACTTCAGTAGCGGAACACACAAAGCAGTAACATTTGACGAAAGAAACGTACACGGTCAATGCGTGGCGTGTAACCAACACAAACACGGAAACCTACTAAACTATCAAATAGGAATAGAAAAGCGCATAGGAGGCGAAGAACTTATAAGCCTACACGAAGAAGCACACAAAACACGAAAGTATACACGTGAAGAATTAAAAGAGATAATAGAATTGTACAAACAAAAAGTAAAAGTTATGTAATAATTCATTATATTTGTATACACAAACACTTAATAAAATACACTATGAAACATTTATTTAAAGCACTTGCTGCATTTCAACAGGAAGTAAAGCCAATTTTTAAAGGCACAAAAGGCTACGGCTATTCGTATGCAGACTTGCCTACGATCTTTGAAAAGATTAATCCGTTACTAGAAAAACACGGACTAGGATTCACACAACTAATCAACACAAGTGAAGAATCAAATTATCTAAACACTATTATCTTTCACGTTGAAAGCGGAGAACTACTAGAATCAAATACTTTAATTCCACAGGTAACGCTTAAAGGTATGAACGACTATCAAGCCTTTGGAAGTGGTGTAACTTACTTCAGACGTTACGCACTTTCTTCTGCGCTTGGTTTAGTAACTGACAACGATACGGATGCAGCAGGTGAACAAATTCCAACAAAAGAAAAGCTAACTGCACCACGTTTTAAAGA